TTATTCGAATGTACCCAGTGCCCGACCGGTGGCAATTTCTCGACAAGCAACATAATAAATTAGCTTGCTGTTGTATCGATAAGCGATATAGACGTAACCAGCCTGCGGATTACTTACATAGCCAAAATACTTAACAGATTCACCTTTATCGTAATACTTACCAGTTAATTCTAGGCCAGGATATTTGAAAATACCAAGTTTTTGATTTGGTCTAAACGTCCCAACCTCATTGGTTATTGTCCATACGCCATCCTTGGTTGTTGTCTTTTGAACAATTGATTTGTTCATGACCATTTTAGTTGCCTTAGCGTACTTGTCCCAAGCGGATTTGTCACCGTAAAACACATCAAAGTCAAGGTTGCCATTCCAGCCCGGTAACCGTCCAGTGCTTGTATATTGGAATATTACCGCGGTCTTCCAATGCTTCAAACTACCATATAAATCTCGTGGTTGATAGCCATTCACGACGTTGTAGTTGTTATACTGAGCAATCCATAACCCATAGTTGGCCTTGACTACGGATGACCAATCTAATGAGTTCTCACAACTAATCCCCGTATAAAGCACTGATCGGACACCAGTTTGTTGATAAACGTAATCAAGCCATTGCTTAGCTAAGCCGACACCTGCTTGGCTCTGAATGGTTGAACCTGTCGTGTTTTCAAAATCAAGAACCAGCATTGCTTTACCAATATATGACTTAACGGTGGTCAAGAAGTAATTGGCTTGCTTCTTAATATCAGAATCGTTCCGGATAAAATGGTACACGCCTAGCTTCTTGCCTGCTGACAAAGTCTGCTTTGCGTGTCCATTAAATTCTGGATTAGTATAATCAATACCCTCGGTTGCTTTCACCAACACAAAGTCGCCTGCAGCTTCGCCTACATTCATACCAGCCTGATAACTGGCTACATCAAATCCATTTAAACTCATTATTTGGTCCCTCCATCTAGCGCATGTGTAATTGATTTGAACACCTCGTTGCCGCCAACACTGACGGCTCCGGCAACTAATCCATCAACTAACCCAACGACTGGTTTAATATCACCATTCAACCAACCAAATGCAATACCAATCACAGCACCAATTCCTAACGCAATCATTGGCAAATACACATTCTTTAATGGCGTTTGTTTAACTCCCCAAACAATTACAAAAGTAGCAATTGCAATCATGGCAATGGTACCACCATTTAATAATTGAATAAATTCCATCATTTTGTATCACGCTCCTTCATTTCTTGCTTCATCTCTTTGACTGCTTTGGTCAAATCTTTGACTTCACCTTGAAGCTTCATAACTTGTTCTTTCAGATCGTCACGCTCGTTGGTAAGCTTGTCGATTCGCTCAAACAAGTCACTGGTCTTATCTGCATAAATTCCTTCATTACTAAAGCTAGCTTTCTTAACACTACCTTTAAATGACCAGTAAGCAGCTGCAAAGCCACCAGCAAACGTTAGTACCGATTGAATAATCACCGTCCAGTTCACTAGTCATCACCCGCCCATGATTCAAGAATGACACGGCCAGCAATGGCAAACATCAACCAGCAGTCTAACCGGCCAAATGGTTGCCCCATAACTTCAATGTTCTGCAACATAAAAGCCAAACCATAAATCGTCCAAATAAAAGCCGCCACCGCGTAGCACCACTTTATCAACGGTCGAATATCAAAGATGGCTACCATGACAATGACCGTTCCGATGATAATATTGATGGTTGCAAATGGCGGGTCGTCAATGTGGCTAGCAAGGTTATTTAATAAATCAGGCCGGTCAAACTGGAATGTATTGGCAACAAAAAAAGCGCCAATCATAATGATTTCAACGCCCGTCATCAATATTGAATAATTTCGTCTAATTCCCATCAACTTCCAACATCCTCTCTATAAAATAATTATGATGTCGGGAATTCTTGACTAAGAATAGTTTTGACTGCAGTTTTTACATCTTCATAACCGACTGATCCGATAGGATTATCTGCGAAATCTGATTGGTCGAGAGTTGAATTTAATGTAATATAACTGCCGTTATTGCTTAAATTTGAGTATGCAGTTAATCGAACCGGTGCATCGTTTTGAACAAAAAATTGATAATTGGTGTATGCCAAATTTGGCAACAAGGCAGGCAATTTCTTAATTGCTAACGCAAATAGTTGTTTCTTAGAAAGGTCGTCAAAAGTATTTCCTTGCTCTAAGTCTGCTGGATAAATGGTAATGTTAGCCGTAACAGTTAATCGACCTTCTACTGCGCCACGGATACCTGCGATTACAGAACTCGTATTTCCAGTGCCATCAATATTATAAGAAATGCTAGTGTTTAATAATTCCATTATTTGTCACCCTTTCCAAATGCTTTGTCTAATTCATCAAATAAAACGGCATACACTTCGGCAGTCTGACCTTCTAACTCGTATGGATAGTCCTCAAGTGCTTGATAGAGAGATTTGATTCTTGCAGAATACTGGCTCACGTCAATAGTAATTTCTTCATTGATTAATTCATCAAAGTTTGACTGTGCTTCAGCCATTGTGTAGTCATCTTTTAAAATTAATGTTTTCTTATCCGCTTGGTACACAAACTCCCCGTCATCATCAGTTTTGAAATAGACTTTCTGTGTGGCAGTACGATCTTCGTTAAATTGTTTGTTTGCATCAGCAAGACGCTTCCCGAGCCATGTTCGGCCCAACGATGCTCGCCCCTTGAGTTTGTATCCCTGAAGTGCTTGATAAACGTTTACTAATTCACCATTCTTGAATCCTAATTGTACTGATGTTTTTGACATAATTATCCTTCTTTCAATTGTTTAATTTCTGATTCTAATTTGGTAATTCGGTCTCGGTAGTTACGAACGATTGGGATAAGAGTCAATGCAACCCGGTCATACATGATCCCTTCTACTTCGCCTTTTTCGTTGTATTCTACTAATTCAGTTAATCCAGCATCGTCTAAATCATCAGCAATCATACCGAAATAGCGGCGAGGATCTGGAGCTTGAGGGTCTAATGTTTTTTTACGAACTTCTGCTTTATCAAACCAATGCGCCGTTGGAACCTCTAGGATACGTTCACCCATCCCAATATCAAATGATCGTTCGATATTTGTTTTATACTTAGAAGCCGAACTAGCTCTAACAATGGCGCCATCATCAGCAACATATACGTTAGCCGCATGACTGGTGGTTCGCATGTATGTGCTAAAGTTGTACAAGTAGTCACAATCCATAATAATGTTTGACCCATGCATACCTCCAGAACTAGTGCTATTACTTGTAGCACCAACCATAATTGAAGGACTGGCTGACCAGTATTGACGGTATGATGTGGCTTTACCTCCAGATATAACCACGCCACGCTCAGCTCCACCAACTTTGGTCATGTGCCACCCTTTATTCAAAAAGCCAGAACCATATCCAGTCGCAATACCACTAAATGTTTCTGTTCCCATTCCTATGTCAAATATTCCGCTTCCAGTTAAGTTAGCCGAATTTGTCAAGGCTGCGTAGCTACGACCAATAAAAGCAGCGCCTTCAGTTGATTGCCCGCCAAACGTATTTGAGATACGTAGATAGGGATTATTAGATGTGTCATAAGTTCCAGGTTCTACAAATTGCATTTCACCATTTTTTAACATTGCACGATTACTGCCGTTTGCTACTGACATATACCCTGCGTCAATATTAATATCAATTGTGTTACTAGTGTTGTGAATACGACCCTTTTGGAACTCAACATTACCAACATCAAGGTCAATTAATAGGTTGGCGCCTCTAATCGCACCAGATGTAATACTGTCCGCATTCAAATGGACCACTTTAACATTGGTAGCATCGAGTGTACCAGTTCGGATTTTTTCTGCTTCGATGTAATCTATCATGGCGGACTTAATAGTTGCATTATCAATATAGGTATCAGCCGTTATATGCAGTTTGTTACCGTATATTGATGTTCCTTCATTCGATACGTTAATTGCATTTATAACGCCATCTTTGGAAACTTTAAGATTGATGTCTGACGCAGTTTGTTGAATTGCAGTAAAATTATCATCAGCTTTCTTTACAACCGATGTTATCTGGCCGCTTAATTGGGTTACCTTGGTCTGATAAGTTTCATTATCAACCTTTCCGCGTACAGTTGTTTTAATGGAATCCACAGTTTGAGAGATGCTTGATACAGCTGTGACTGTGGCGTTATCAGCTGGATTAGGACACCAATCGGTAGCTACGGAGCCTTTTTCCAGCTTGTATCTATGATTAGCTAACCAATCAGATGAATTGCCAGTAGTGTTACCTTCGTCCGCAGAGTTAATAGAGAATCTAATATATGCAACATTAGATTGGCTTAATGTTTGGGTTGGTGAATCTAAAGATTGATAACCCAGATAATTTTTATCGCTATCATACATTGCAATACGATCATCATTACCATTTCCTTTGAATGCATAATCTGGTGAACTGAACGTAAACACAGTTGCTCCATTAGTAGGTATATAATTATCTGAATGAAAATCAACGGTATTGCTGCCTAAACTACCATCTGGAAAAATACACCCATATTTTAAGTCTGATTGAATGATTAAGTTAGTCCCAACGGCACTATCTTTAACCTGCGTTTGAACAGTTTCTAAAGTGCTGCTGACTTCCGTAGCAGTCTGTTTAAGCTGGCTAATATCATTCTTATTAGTCGTATTATCACTTGTTAACGTATTAAACCTGGTAGTTAATTCGTTAGACGTGGCTTGCAGACTTCCAATATCAGTTGTTTGTTTGCCGAGAGTATTATTAACCGTCGTAAACTGAGCTTTAAACCCACTGGAATCAGCCTTAAGATCATTGATACTGGTTGTATGCCCATCGACGGTACTCTTAACACTGGATATGGTTCCGTTAATACCATTGGCAGTAGTATTAATCTGATTCTGCGCCCAAGTCTGGGTAGCATAACCATTAAGATCTTTCTGCTCAATTTTCTTAGAAATGTCAGTCTTCATACCATCAACAGTTTGAGAAATCTTGGATACAGCTGTAACGGTTGCATTATCTGCTGGATTAGCGCACCAATCAGTAGCTAGACTACCTTTTTCTACCTTGATTCCGGCAATCTGAAGAGTATTGGTGTTTCCATTAGTTCGTTCAAGTCGAGGGCGTAAATAACCGTCACTAGTGACAACCGTTGTCGCTGACAACCGCTGCCATGAATCTGTTATAGTTACGTTGCTACCCCATACGCTTGCTGCAGCAGCGCTGTAATTACCTTCAGTTGGATTGTTGAGTGGGAAGAAGATGCTGCTTGTTCCACTACCATTTGCATATTTTGCATATACACTATAAGTTAAAATATCACCTTTTTTAACTTGGATATATTGGCTCAGCCCATTCCAATCGTCTGTTGTCTGTATTACAACTAATCCTTTATAGGTATCCGTAGTTTTTGTCCACACAATGGATGCATACCATGATGCTGGGTTGTCAAAATTCTTGGTATCAGTGTACAAGTTAGTTCCCACTGCACTATTTTGGACCTGTGTTTGAACAGTTTCCAAGGTGCTACTGACTTCCGTGGCGGTCTGTTTAAGCTGACTAATATCGTTCTTGTTAGTCGTATTATCAGTCGTTAACGTATTAAACCCAGTAGTCAGTTCTTTAGATGATGCTTGAAGTGTACTAATATCTGTAGTTTGCTTACCAAGAGTATTGTTAACGGTCGTAAACTGGCCTTTAAACGAACTCGAATCCGCCTTAAGGTCATTAATACTAGTTGTCTGACTGTCGACGGTGCCCTTAACACTAGATATGGTGCCATTAATACCATCAGCAGTCATTTTAATCTGATTTTGTGCCCATGTCTGAGTAGCATATCCATCCAAATCAGACTTAGTCAACTTAGCACCTAGACCATTTTGTAATTCAGCAATGGTCATAGTTGACCCATCGGTTAACGTCTTATAACTCTGGCTAACTGCTCCAGCAATTTGCTTAGCATCTTTAGAGTCAGCTGCAGCGGACGATGCTTGGTTTACTGCAGAACTAGCATCATTTTGAGCATTTAAAGCAGCAGATAAGGCACTATCTGCCTTTTGGTCAACTTTACCGAACTCCGAAGCTGTAGAGTTTGCTGTAGCAGCTGCGGAACTAGCGTCGCTTTGTGCACCTACTGCTTTATCCATAGCTTGATTAGCTAATGCATTTGTATCATCGTACTTAGCCGCAAGCTGGTCAGCTTTATCTGATGCACTTTTAGCATTTTCAACCGCGGTTTCAGCTTCCTTTTTAGCTACATCAACTTTGGCGTCTACCTCGCCAGGGTTCAACGTAATCTGCTCCCAACGCCCGTTGACCCATTGTTTGATAGACCACTTGTCTGGATCACTATTACTTTGGTCAAACCATAAGTCACCTTCATTGGCACTCATAGGTTCTTTTACACCATAGTAGTTTTTACTCTTGCCGTTAGCACTGATAGCTACATTATCAACACTTTCTTGAATACGCTGTACCTTGCTATCCAAACTACTTTGTAGATGTGTGTACTGATCCACAATACTCAAATCACCACAAGTGGCCGTATACCCGATACGCTTACCGGTCACGTCAAACTGTTCTTCAAGCTGAATAATGCGAATCTTACGCTTGAAATTTAATGCTTCATCAATCGCTAGAATCCAGTCCCCGACTTTAGGTGCTTCATAATTAGGATAACCAGCGTTCTCTAAGTCATAGATGTTCATAGTCATTGACACGGTATAGGTCGCATCAACCTGCTTTTTTAAGGCGGCAATCAAGTTATCTGCAATTGTGTATCGTTCATCGACAATCGGATCCATTTCTAAGTCGCCAAACTGCTTGGCTAACTCACTGCGATACTCAACTTCTAATCGACCCTTACTTTGGTCTTCAGTATCTTTGAAAGCACCATAGCCCTTAGCATACGTCGCAAAATCGGATATTTTCATTTCTTCCGTGAGATTACTAAGGTTAATCCCTTTACGGGCAAAACTGGTCAGGTCACTACCAATCTGTTTAGCAATGTGAACCGTCTCATTATGCACTTCAAATTCAACGCCAGCCTGATCAATAATGTCGTTAAATAAATCTAACTTATTTTTATAACCCCAATTTTCTTTTTCAAATGCTGGTACGGTAACGTCATTCTTGTAGGTATACCCGGATTTATCAAAGAGTTGTCCTAGATAGAATGTATACTCATGACTACCCGTGTATTGTGCGTGCAATGCTACTTTGGCAAAGTCCCAAAAGAACTGTTGTACCGCATCAAAGACAACGGTATTGGTATCATCACTCAGCTTCTTATACGTAATGACGTACTTTTCGTTATCGAAGTTTAACCACCAGCCGTAGTCTAAACCGTTCAATACGTCATCACCAGCAAACACTTCACCAGTCAGTGACAGTCCGCCATTGACGCTAGTAGTTCTTGTAATGGTAGCTTGGCCGAAATGGGGCGTCCCAGACGGATCATGAAATTTAATCAATAATTTTCACCTCACCTTCCTAAATATATAAATCACACAAATTTTTAATTTTGACATCCGCACTGATTGAACATACTACCTTGTTAGCTGCACCGGGATGCAGGATAAAATACCCCGCATTGGTTTTATCATTAATGTTCTGATTGCCACGAGTATTATTCATGCCCGATAACGTATAAACGTCACCAGCAACTACTGGGCTAGTAACTATCAATGATTGACCATCGACTGTCAACGTAAACCCACCAGCAGACGCCACCTTAGCCGTCACGACAAAATAAAAAGCCTGTTCTAGCTGTGAACAAGCTACTGTACCGTTATAAGTTATTGATTGGCCACTAACTAACGTTTGCGACCGTGGCTTGCTCTCACCATATGGCAATTCGACTGTCTCAAATTCCAGTGACCAGGTGTAGTAAACGCCCTTACCAGTCCGCTCGATGATTGATGGTAAGTTGGTATCTGTTCGATACACTTTAAACCGTTTCTTATCAACAGTTTGTGCTGGCATCACAAAGTCTTTGCCACTCTCACGCACGTCATACAAGTTTCGACCGCCGTAAACGCGCGTTAAATAAACGGGGCCCGTTTGTGATAAAGCCGTGTTAACTTTATCTCGCACGTCATCCGCTTGTTCTAGGCTCTTAACCCAATACAAACCATTGATTATAATCTTTTTGACGACATGCCGGCCCCCATAATCCAATGAACCGGCGCGCCCATCAAAACTCTTAGTAGTTCTGGTGATTGTTGGCACCGATTCTTCGAAGTTGAGCACTTGGAAGCCGAAGTCACTCAACTTTTGTTCAGTTCCATTTAAGTTTGTAATTAAAGCATCCATTTGCTAACCTCCTTGTGGGAAGAATCGATTTAAATTGTGTTCCCGTGAATCCTTTTGTTTAATCAAAGTCCGCAGCTTGTCACCAATCATATCGTTATGCACTTCAAATGTTGGTTGTTGGTCATCAAGTTTATTCAAGATAGCTTCCAGGCCTGCTACGATTGCTTGTGTACTGTCACTACCACCCAAGTTATAGTTGATTGTGGTATTATCTCCGCCAATTGAGTCGTTGATTGCTTTCGAAGCTTGGATAATTGATGAATTAGCCGGAATAGTACCAGCAGCATACTGTGAGACACCAAACATTTTGGCCGTTAATCCCGCTGGAATAACTTGCGTTCCTTTTGGTGCATTCAGATAGACATTACGTCCGTGTGGAATAAACGCTGGATGCCCGGGATACTTGACAGCTTCACGGTACACTGAACTTTCTTCGTCATTAACAATAATTGGATTACCATCGGTACCTGTTGTACCTGTTGCGTGCCGAGTAATTTTACGAAAAACAGTTGTAATGAAGTGAGTCACGTTCCCCATTGCATTCCAGTGGCTTAGAGTACGGATTGCGCTACTGATTGGACCAGAAGCGCCATCGTGACCACGAGCAGTCTTGTCTCGCATACCAGTTCCGTTGTATCGACCTAACGAACCTTTAGCGCGTCCCATAGCACCGCTTGCTGAATCATATCCGCGAGCGGTTTTTTCGCGCATACCTACCCCGTTATATCGATCAAGCGACCGGTGAGCACCGTTAATTGGACTAGATGCAGCGTCATGTCCACGAGCAGTTTTGAGTGCCATATTAACGCCGTTATATTTCATTGCCGATTTACGTGCACCGTTCATTGAACCTGAGGCCGAATCCTTACCTTTTGCAGTTTTAGTCTGCATTTTGGTTGAATTAAATTTATCTAGTCCTTTTTTACCACTCTTGGCAGGACCAGACGCCTTATCAGTAGCCTTAAGTACCTTACCAGTTACCTTAACTCGACCAAACTTATCAACTGAAATTTTAGCTTTACCAGCGTTCTTGCTAGCATTGTCCTTAGCAAATAAATTCTTAGTAGCGTTTTTTGGTAAATTCTGATAAGCCTTATAATTACCAGTTACCTTCTTAATAATTCCCGTAGCACCCTTGTCGTTTGCAATTAACCGTTTTTCACGTTCTGGTAAGCTATTCCAATCCTTAAGGTTTTTAACGCCTTTAGCAACATCTTCGGCACCCTTAGCTTTAGCCATGACCGTCTTCATTTGTGGCGTTAAGTTATTCCAGTCCTTGACACTAACCGAAGCTTGTTTCATGGCTGGCGACGCGTTGTCCTTTAAGACTGCCCGCTTCTCAGCCATCGTTAACTTATTCCAAGTTTGAGCCTTAGTCATGACGCCTAAGAGTTCTGGTCCGCCTTTGGAAGTAATGATGGCCTTCTTTTCGGCTGGGGTAAACTTGCCCCATTGTTTGCCCTTTTCGATTAACCCGGCTAGATCATCGCCACCTTTAGACTTAATCATAGCCTGTTTCTCTTTAAGCGTTAAACCATCCCAGCGTTTGGTCTGAACAGCCGCAACCCCAACCATGGCCGCGGCATTGGAGCTCATCTTTCCTTGTTTAACCAGTAGCTTCATCTGGTTCCATTTGTCCTTAGATTTAGCAGCTTTATTGACTTCTGCCTGCGCATTGGTCTTAACTTTTCCAGTCTTGGAATCAAATACTAAGCTATTCCAGGTATCGGCTGCCGCCTTAGACTTCTTGCTCATATTGCCAGTTTCAGCAACCACCAAGGATGTACTCTTACTCATGTCATCATTTTGCCGTTTTACAATCGCCGCTGCTTGCTTGTAAGTATAGCCAACATTTAGTAAATCCTGCGTAATTTGAGCTTTAGAAGTCCCATTCGCCTTGTCCAACTTATAAATTGCTGCAGCCATATTATCCGTTGTTGAACGATGAGTCGCTTGTAAATCTTTCATTGCTTTACCATATTGAGAAGCAGAAATTTCACCTTTATCGTACATGGACTTGATCTGCTGGCTCTGATCATTGTAAAGCTTGTTTTCTTTCTGCATTGAAGACGTCAATTGATTAATGGTCGTATCACGTTGCTTACGGGTCATGTTACCAATATCCCCATTCAATGCAGCTAGAACGTTCTTCTTAGCACTTCCACCAATTTTTAGTAGGCTAATTTCATCGCTATTCATTTTACGTTGGCTATTGAGCAATGCAGTTCGTTCCGTATCACTTAAACCAGACATCTTGCCATTGTGGTTCTTGAGTATTGCTTCTGCATTTTTGTAATTTTCTTCAGCATCCGCCAATACTTTCGTATTATGTTTCTTACGTTCATTGATATCCTTTTTCAAGTCATCTTGAACGGAATCCGGAAGTCCCTTCATATCTTTTTCCATTTGTTTAATGGTATCCTGGGAATCCTTCTTCATTTCGGTATACATATCACTGAAGTCTTTAGCAACATTCTTCGTGCTAGTGTGACTAGCTGTTTCAAAGTCAGTCAAAGACGAACCCGCATTGGTACTAAATCCCTTGAACTTAGTCAGTGCAGAATCAGCCTGTTCACCGACATCTGAACCCCACTGCCGTATTCGTGCAGCGCTAGCGGCCGCTTCCTTACCATAGAGTTGCCAGTAAGCCACACCGGCTACAGCTGCCAAACCAACACCGGTCACCGCCGCACCCGTCACACTTAATGAGGTTCCTAATACACCGGCGCCAGCTTCGGCCGTCGTAAAGGCACCTTTAAGCAAGCCAAATGTTGACTTAGCCGTTGATGCTGAGCCATTTACAGTATCAACACTACCCTTGAACGCTTTGAAACCGCCACTAGTGGCATCAGTCGCACCTTTTAACATCGCGAGTGATTCTTTAGCTGCTTGATTCTTCGCGTGCCATTGTGCGGTAGCGCTAATAACTTTAACAATACCGCCACCAAATGTTCCAAATCCACCGACGATATTACCCAGCATACTCAATACTGGGCCACCAGCAGCAGCTAATAGGGCAAACTTAATAATTGTATTCTGAGTGGCATCATCCATCTTTGAAAAGCCTTGAACCATATCAGTGGCCTTTTTAACTAACGGTGTTAGCTTTGGAATTAACTTCTCACCAATTTCAATTCCTAGCACTTGTAATGACGCAATCAGTTTCTTGACATTATTTGCCGAAGTATTGCTCATTTGCTCGGCAACTTTCTTAGTCGCACCACCAGCGTTTTCAGTATCTTTAGTCAAGTCACGCAGACTCTTAGAACCGGCCTTAACTAATGCGTTAGCAGCAGCTTGGTTCTCACGTCCGAATGCTTGGGCTAAGGCCTTACCACGTTCAGCGTTTGACCAGCCCTTAGTGCCATGTGTGATATCATCAATTAGTTGCGGTAAATCGTGTGAGTCATGGGCCAGTTGCTTCGAACTAATGCCCATACTCTTGAATCCTTCGGTGTTTTGCTTGGTTGGCTTAATCAAACTAGTCAGCATACCACGTAAATTAGTCCCAGCTTTTTGGCCTTCGATTCCTTGGTTACTAAGCTCACCAACAGCCGCCGCAGTTTGTTCAACGCTGAGACCCAAACTAGATGCAACCGGCCCGACATAGCTCATCGCATCAGACATATCACCGAAGCCAGCCGCAGTTGCATTGGCCGCGTATGTCAGCGAATCGGTAACCCGCTGAGTGTTCTTCATAGTCCCAGCCGTTGAGTTAGTCTTTAACCCGAACTGTTCAACGATTGACGCTGTGGCATTCATGACCGTACCCATATCTTCACCGGAAGCCATGGTTGCATCTAAGATAGACGGCATTGAGCCTAGAACTTGGTTAGTCGTGTAACCACGCCGAATAAGTTCCGCCATGCCGTTGTTGATTTCAGTAGTCGAGACACCGTACTTCATCGACATCTTTTTAGATGCATCACCCAACTGATCCAACTGTGACCGGTACTTAGCGGTAACCGCGCCCCCATTAGTCAGCAGAGGCCCCATGGACTTGATTTGCGAATCAAAAGTGATAGCGGATTTAGTTGCAATGGCTAAACCAGCCGCAATTGGGGCGCTAACTTTGCTGGTCATCGTTGAGCCGATGTTCTTCATCGATGTACCAGTCGCTACAGCGGCCTTGCTAACTTTATTTAAGCCACCGGTAAAACCAGTTTGCTCAACGCGTGCTTTAGCCATTGCCGCTGCATTATTCTTATACTGAGTTTGTAATGAGGCTAATTTAGCATTGGCATTCTGCAATTGAGTTGCTAGCTTAGCTGTTTGCGCGGTTGGTTTACCATCAACCAGCGAGTCCTTGTACGCTTTACCCAGTTTTTCAACAACCCGCTGCTGACTCATCATTACTTGTGACAAGCCTTTAGACTTAGCTGATAGGACATCAAACTGGCGGCCCGATTGACCAAGTACAGCCATTGATGATTTCATCTCAGCCATTGCATACTTAACTTCACGTTTAGCACCGGTTAACCCTTTACCAAACGCAGCATGATCCAGCCCTAACTCGATGACCATGCGGCCTAATACTTCATCTGCCATTTATTATTCCTCCCTTCATTAAGATTTTCTAGCAAAGTCAAAAAGACTCATGACAGGCTGATTACCAGGGTTTACCCCCACAGTTCCCGGTTTGACTCGGGTCCCACTTTCAGTCTGCTGAGTCTGTTCGGTCGTTGCTTCGATTATTTGCGACAACAATTTAAAATCAACATCGTTTAATACGCTCGACAGTGTATAGCCAGTGCGGTTTTCAACAATTGCGCCGACTGCTGATAACACACTTTTGCGAGCTTCTTTGATGGTTATTCCGGTGTCGTCACCATCTGTAGCTTTTTTGGGTTTACACCAGCCACTTTGCAAATAATCGTGAACGTGCGATCATCAAAATCAATCGCATTGAAACCATTCCAAATTGCTTCTGTTGTCACTAACGGGTTAGTAAATACTTTGGCTATAAATGCTACTCGTTCTTCAAAAACATCACGCAATTTACGATCTGAGTTATCGGTTTCGATTAAGTCCAATGCGTCCAAGATACGGCCTGCCGGAATGAACGATTCCGTGAAGGTCTGCTTTTTACCGTCAATAAGTAATTCCATCTTTAGTGGTGTACTCATAGTCTTTTTCCTCCATACACAAAAAGCCGCCCCAATTGGTATTGTTGATTTATCGGCGACTAGTGGTTAGTTATTCAATATGTTTTTCAGGATTATCCATTACTGGGGGTTGTATCGCTACCTGCTGGATCAAACAATTGCTTTTCAAACTTCGTAACAGTCGTTGCATCCGTTGTTGTATCCCCAACAAACTTCTGCATCACTTCGCCATTAGTTGCAGTAGCAATCGAACTAATTGGCGTAAAAGTCCAGGCATCAGCTTCTGGCGTAAACGATTTAGATGAATCCAGCGTGCTCAAGCTAATCTTATCCCGCGTAAATGTTCCCTTGAAGAAACCAACTAACGCAATTTCACCAGTGTCTTCTTTGGATTCCATTTCAATTGAGCAATATGGCGGTAAAGTGTCTTCACCACCATAGCTGATCTTGTCATCATCGACGCGGAAACCAGCCAATAGGTCAGCGCTAGCTTCCGGTAAATCTAAAATGCCAAGTGCTACCTTGGCGTCACCCAAGCCTTGACGTGACAAATAGTAATCGATATTAGACCCCGGTACTTTCACTGGGTCTTTAGCTAAACCACTGATTTCGGCAGTAGTCGTAGCCCCTTTGTGTGCCTGACCTTCAACAATAATCAGGTCACCTTTTTTCGTGCCGTCTTCGGCAAATGGTTGAATCTTTAATCGTTTATATCCTACAAACATAATTACATCTCTCCTTAATAATTTGTGTCATACAATTTAGTGTTACCGCGGTATCTGCGAACATCAACAAAGCGGTTAGTTTCAGTCATGAATTCATCTAATTCGTTCTGAGAACCAGCTAATCTTGAAAAGCCCAAAGCAAGCATTTCGTTTTGAATTTCACGTGCCACAGCATTACGTGCCGGTCGACTGATAGATTCAACATTGACTTGAAACGTGAATTGCACATTCAAATAATCATCACTGCCAACAGCCGCTGGTACCGGTGGTCCGACAGGTGTAATCACAACAAATAGATTGTCGTGGTCAGCCGTTTCTGGGCTTTCAAAATAACTAATTCGATGACTGCCATCACCAGCCAATGTCAGTTTTGCAATTGTTGCATTTGCCAACAACGCGGTATAAATAGTTGCAAGCATATCCTTGGTTTCGGTCATAGTAGTTTCCTCAATTCAGCTTCTTCAAGTGCCTTGGCATGGCCACGGCTACTATCAAATGCACCTTGAACTTTACCCATGCCTCGTGGATGATAGGTTTTGCCGAATCGTGTATAACCGAGCTCATTCAGATGGACTAATCGCCAGCGAGATCCCGCGTGCCAACCAATCTTAATCGTCCGTACACCGCCCCGACTATGAGGGTTACCGACTGATACTTGAAGAACTGTTTGACCTGTGTCACGATAGCTGGCGACCGCATTCTTGAGTTCAACCGCTACTCGTCTGCCGGCTACTCTTAACGCATCGTTTTCAGCACGATTCAGTTTCGCTGGGCTCAGTTTCTGGGACAGCTTGTTGATGACTTCATCAACACCTGTAAACTTAACCGTTACTTCCGTCATTTAGTCACCCCCAGCACAATTTTTACAAACTGGTTATTTTCTAAATCTGGTGCTACCTGGAGAATGTCCCAAACAATCGGTTGACCAGTGGCATCCAGATACCGGCGGTCGTCAATAACCACGGTGTCCTTAGTTGTCGGGTCAAATTCGCCAAAAGTATCGCGAATCTTGATAGTCACGCCATACTTTGCTTCATTAACGTTAAGCACTTCACGGTCTTTGGTGGATGGATCATAAGCTAAACCCAAACACTCAAAAGCTTGTTCAGTTTGACCACGACCTGGCTCTGGCCCCGTATTCTTGACGGTACGAAAAAAACGAACCGGCGTATTAAGCTGATTCGTTCTTACTGGTGGTGCTTTGTACTCAAACTCCGGTCGGTTCATCTTCATCATCCCCCGGTTCATAGCTGGTCAAGGACGCAGACAATAAGTCGTCCAAAAAATTAGCGTCAAAAAACTCGACTTGGTCATTGTAAGCGTATCGTGCTCGTTCTAAAACTAGCTCGTCATACACATCATCACCGGCGTTACTGGCAATACCAGTAATATCGGTGATACGCTTCTGACTTGCATTCAGAATTCGCGATAAATTTGCGTCCTCAGCTTTGTGATAAATCTTCATACGCAGTTTGAATTGATCTAATAATGGATTCACTTAATCACCCCACTAATGCTAGTAAATCGGCCTTCAACGTAGCTCCAGTGTGGTCAATTCCGTTAGCATCTAACCAAGCTGTAATCTCAGCTACGGTACTGTTCGCGGTAGGCTTAGTTACCCCGGTGTCCGGGGTCGCTATTTTCCCGTGTCACCGCCGGTCGTTGGTTCAGTGGTCGTAGTACCAGGAGTAGCAAGCTTCAAGTCGTAAACCGCAGCTGCTTTATCATCCTTGGCCTTGCCATAGAAGAATTGCTTAGCAGTGTAAAGGTCCATATCTTCCAAAGCTAAAGTTTGGTCGTATGGTTGAATCTTCAACGGGCCAGCTTGGAATGCATCATAGCGACCTTGAACGAAGGCAATCACCTTGTTTTCTGGTGCAAACTCGGATTCGATAATTGTTAAACCAAATGGTAAGGCAGTGACGAATTGGCCAGCTAAGTTTTGAACCATGAATTGTGCTTCCACATCTAATGATTCCCCAGGACCCATGACCATGACAGTCTTGCCCTTAGCCACAACTGGTTTACCATTTTCCTTAGTTGAAAGATTCTTGATCATACCAGCTAATTCTTTAGCAGCAGTCTTAGTATCTGCAAACGTCAACGTCCCAGCGGATTCCTTTTCCGGATAAACACCACCAGTCACGGCCACCCCTTCCTTGACAGAACGGTTTAAGCCAATTGGTTTTTGATTCCCATCACCAGTCAAGAATGCAGTTTCAGCGCCGACCGCAAAGGCTTCAGTAATTTGGGTGATTACGTATTGCTTAATCCATGATGGGCCGAAGTCGCTTAAGTCCTTTGGTAATACCAAGAATGCGGTTGCCTTGGATTGGTCAGCTTTAGTCTCCTTGAACTTAGCATCTAATTGACTAGTGATTTCGCCGAAAATATTACCCCAGCCAATTACTCCGGAAGCATCTGATTGGATAATCTTCAAGCTAATACCTTGGTTTTGCAAACCGATAGCTTGAAGTAACGGGTGGGCTTGAACCATGTCATCGAACACTTCAGTAACAACCGTTTCAGGCAATAACTTAGGTTCTTTAAATCCAGTATCTGTCTTAATTTCATTGAAGAACTTCACTTCTTCGTTAGACATCTTAGGGTCGTGTCGGCGAGCGTCCAAGTAGTCTTCGGTTTGAGCATGAACTTGGTTCTTAATTTCTGAAAGTGTATCTTCCCCCAAAGCGTCCATCATATCAGTAAAACCCTGTTGTTGTTCTTCGGGTTTTGCGGCGTCCTTCACCAATTGTGCGTACTTTTCACGTGCGTCAGTAAAGTTTTTGAAAGCTTTTGTATCAAATTTAATCATTACTTTTCCTTCTTTCTAAATTAAAAAGCAAACGGATTAAATGTTTTTTCCGTTTGCACTTTAGGTTTAACATTTAGTTTTTGAGTGACTGCAGTTGTAATACGATCAATATCTGAATCGGATAATTTGAAAGGCTTAATACTGCGTGCAGTTGTCATTCCTGAATTATTTTGCTTCATTAACTCAGCTATTTTATCAATGGCAGACTTTGGTAACATACCTGAGCCACCATCTGCGACCAGCTCAATTTGATCATCAAACATAATTTCATCGACAAAGCCTAATTCTTTAGCTTGGTCTGCATTCAAATACGTTTCTGAATCCATCTTGGCCTGTAGATCTTCCATCGATAAGCCAGTTTTAAGATGATAAGCATTCGCAATCGCTTCGCTGGACTGCTTTAAAATTTCAGACAGCTTAGCCTGATCACGGTAATCACCACGCAATCCACCAGCTACATTGTGAATCATAATTTGGCCGACTGGACTAATCCGTGTGGGATTACCAGCCATGGCGATCAATGACGCTGAACTTGCGGCCATCCCAACAATGTTAACCATAACTTTTCCTTGATAAGCCATCAACGCAGTATAAATTTCAGTTCCAGCGTCCATTAAACCACCACCAGAATTAATATCAACTTCAACAGTTGAGCCATCATCTGGTAATGCATCAATGACATCCTTAGGAGCGGTACTGTCCATTTCCAACATGTCATAAATCCACTTGTCATCGTTACTAATAATCGGACCCTTAACGTTAATCTTCTTCATTATTCTCACCACCTTTCGTTGTATAATTCTTGGTCATCACTATCTGGTCACCGTCTTCACGTGGTGGCAGCCCAACTGCTGACCGAACCTCGTTTTGAGTAACCATACCTGACGAACCAAGCTTGTCGATTTGTTCTGCTAGTTCAATTAGTGTTGGTCGATTAATACCAATTACTTCAACTTGTTTGCCATTCTTTAAGTAATCTCGCTGGCTGAATGACTTAGCGTTTAGCTCTGACTGAATCTTAGTTAATAACGAACTCAAGCACTGCTTATTGAACAGTTTTTGATTTTCAGCAGTTTCAGCAGTTTCACCATGAATTAACGCTGGTGGCACTCCTACCAGCCGGGCAACATGGTCAATGAATGCCAGTAACACGCCGTTACTTTCATCAAACGTCTGATTTTTGCCTACCCCATTCGATACTTCGTTATATTCAAAGCCATTTGTGATTGGTACTAGTGCAACGGAGTTCTTGCTGAACGATTGGAAAATCTTGTCAATAAACTTCTGTAGCTTGTTGGCTTTACCGTCATTAACACCAGCCGTTAAGTCAGCCTTAACGGTCGCTCGAATTTGATTGTTACGAAGTTCTAGCTCATACATTCGGCCAAACAACTCGCCATAGTCTCCCCATAAACCAGTCAGATAGTGCTCTAACTGGTCGTTTGAGTATCTCAGGTAAATAACATCAGACATCGGGAAGGAACGCTTAAACGTGTATTCTTTGACCGTGACATTGTCGAAAATATCTTCATATACTGCATACTCGTGACGACTAAAATCATCAGCAATTAATAAATCACCATCGTCGTCTTGAATCACTAGCACCTCGTTGTAATAAATCAATTGGTAAACAAAATGCTGCCAAAAATCACTGGCCGATTCGTCAGTATTTGGTCGAACATTGAGCTTGTAATACATCGCATCCTTAACAGGTAACCCCTTGTTCATCACAAGAAACTCCGACTGGCTAACCGCCCGGCCCACGTAATTAATCACGGTGTCAATCGCCATGCGTTTTAAGTAGGCTCGGTTTTTAATGTCTTGAAACAAATCAAGATCATAAATAAAGCTGGAATCTTTTCGCCGCGTGAACAGGTCAAAGAAGCTATTAATTACACTCATATATTCACCTCCCTTCCGTTAGAAATCAATGTCGGCTAACATATCTAGCGATTCATTTACCGAGTAGTCGGGTAACTGGTCAACTAGATATTGGCCATATTCAAACGCTTTAAAACCATCAGTTTTTCGACGAATTTCTTCTTTCTTGCCGTATCGTTTGTTACCGTGGCTATCGGTCGAAACCAACACGTTTTGAGTGTTCCACCGCAATAACGGGTTGTCTCCCCAGATATATTGATGATTAGCAAACCCGGTCTCAATTCTCGGTGCCAGTAGGCCATCAATGGCAGTTGGATTCCGAATGACAACGACTTCAAATCCAGCGTCTACGAAAAACTTACGCAAAAGATCGGCACGAAAGTTATCCATGACAACTTTCTTAATGATGAAATGTTTCCGCTGTTCCAAAAACCAATTAACTACGGCTTGTGGGTCAATTGTTGGCGTGTCTACCACAGTCAGTAACCCGCGTTCTTCCCATTCAGCAATAGGAGGAGCAGACTGGGGGCGGTCTTGTGGCTTAGCTGAATATGCATAGAACTTATCGACAAATTGGCGGCGGGCAAATTGATGGCTGATAAAGTATTGCTTGCCATCTCGTTTGATGGTTAAACCATCTGCAGTAAAGTCGCGAATAGACGCGAAATCCACTGAGCCAATCGCTTCCGTGCCATCTAAATCATCAGGAATCGGCTTATTGGTTGCTTTAATTTGCTCATAAGGGGCAACCGACTTTTCTAGGTCTTCAACCTGGTAGTTCATGCGCTTAATAACGAACTCATCATAACCGGACGGGTCTAGTTCCAGGTCGTTATAGTCGTCCATAGTCTCCTGGTAAACGTCTTTGGCATAACCATTCATCGGCTTAGAAAATGATGGGTTAGCAAGCTCCCAGTTGGCTGGGTCGTCCATCTCTTTCAAGTTGTCCAACTCGCAAACAAATGGAAACATCGATTCAATGGGGGCCTTACCGTCTAAAATTGCATCAGCTTTCGCTAGTTCTTTGTCTAAGTAGCCATCACGCACGTAGCCTTTGGACCCAATCTCGAAAACTCGTGAGTCTCGAACTTTCCCAAGTCCTGAGATATGAACTTTGACATTTTGGTTATTGGGATAGGCGTGGATTTCATCGAAAATAACAAAACCATCACGCAAGCCATCTTTAGTATTCCCGTTAGAAGTCCGGTATCGTAGCGTCGAGTTGGTAGACTTCGAATGAACTTGCGAATTGGTCGCATAAAATTCGCCTTTCAACTCACTATGCAAGTCGACCGCATCGTGAATCTCATCAACCGATGTTTTGGCCTGTTCTTCACTATTGGCGATAATGGAACCATTATAATTGCGGACCCCATGCAGTCGTGATAAAAGAAAAGATGAAATCACCGATACCCAGCCGTTCTTACCAGCCCCACGGCCAACGACTACCATGAACTTCCGAATTGCTCGTCGCTCAGTGGTGTGATCATATAAAAAAACGAACGCGGTTAAGAATTTTTCCCAGGGTGTAAATGGGAAAAACCACTTATCAGCGAACGTTAAACAGTCCTCGATTTTTTCTTCATCAAAATAATAATTTTCGTTAGTTAGAACGGTCTTTTCTATTAATTCCACGAGTTTTATTCGCCGCTTATTCAACCTGATAGAACCGTCTTTATAGGCCTGTAGGTAACTTTTAACATACTTCTGTTGAATCATACCAAGCCACCCTTTTCGTCGCTCGTAGTAGCTGTTTTAGACGCTTTAGGGGTGGTTTTAACGGTCTTAAAGTCCTTTTCAAGCGTTATTAGCGCGGAATTAATTCGATTTTTTTCGGAAACAGCCGGATTTGCTTTCCAGTATATCTGTTTGCCATTCTCGATTTTGACCATCACGCCATGCTGTTGTATGCTTTCATCAAGCTGATAAAAAGCGTCCAAAAGACTGATATATCGGTCAACCTTCTCTTTCTCAACAGCTGATTTTTTATCGATTCGCTGCATCAATTCCCTTCTTATCTTACGGTGGTCCAAACCCCCACCCCCCTTTCAAATTGAATAAAAAAACAATATTTTTCCGGAGTCGAGTCCTACCCACCGGTTCCCAGTTTTCTATTTTTCGCCAATTTTTTTGACCCCGGGGGCCTCTGTAAATTTAGAAATAAATGCTTTCCAGTCAAAAAAGATTGCTTTATTAATGTAGTAATAGCCAGTAAATTCTTTTGCATTATTCATCCGTTTACAGTAATTCTTTGCCCGCCGTTCACTAAAATAAACGCGATGCGCAAATAATACATTCGCTTGTTGGTCACGCATGACTACGTAGACCACGACTTGCTTAGTGTTATTGGTTCTTGATCGCATTAGTCATCACTCCTTATCTATTGATAGAACACTTTACCAGTCTGTTGATTAATAAAGACCACATGTTGAATCGGCTTATAGTCACGCTCCGATAACAAGATGATAGTTGCAGTCATCATGCTAACTCCTGACTTATCAATATCTGTAGCCATTACAAACTGATAACTACACGACACTACCTGAGCCTGCTCACCATCAACATAGATCTCAGGTATCTTTTGCCCGTTGTTTATTGACCAAGTTATATTATGTTCCACCATTAATCCCACCTCTCATCTTTTGACCATCGGTTCTCTTTACGCTCATGATTGCTTCGATAGTTCATCCGATGATGTCGTTTGTTGTGACAGTCCTTGCACAGTGTCCGTAGGTTAGTCGGCTCGGTTCGCAACTCCGGATAGTCAGCCAACTCTTTGATGTGGTCAACTTCCAGTACAACTGGACGACCATGGCTATCAACGTCGCCATACCGCGTGACCTTGCCATCGCGCTTACACCACACACATTCATAGTGATCACGTTTAAGGATAGCAGCACGCAAATGCTCCCACTCAACCGAACCATAGAATGCGTGGCATTGTTCAGTTGTCCAAGTCATGACGTAACTTACCAACTACCTTGGATGTGTCGATATCCAAATCAATCACCAACGTTTGGTTGGTTAGATGCTTAGGTTCAATACCAGCCATCACATTACCCAATCCACTATAGATGTCACGCAATGAATAGCCTTGCTTGATTAATCCGTAGCATGTCTCATTGATCGCCTGTGTTGCGTTGAACTCAGATTGTTCCATTCGTATTACCTCCAATAAATTTAATTAATATGCTGATAAGGATTTGCACCTTATATGACGTGTGGTCATATCAGTGTCACCCGATACCCGTTACTCGCGTCTGACTATGCGTCTACCTATTCCGCCACAGCACACTTGGATAGTGCTACCATAAACCACTAACTGTAGCCTGCGCTCGCCAACTAGTCGGAACCAATTGGTGTTCGAGTATTTTTACACCCCGGAAGCTATCCTTCTCCCAGGAATGATGGTATTAAAAAACGCCACACCGTTTGGTATGACGCTCGTTTATCTGAACTTTTCGACAATACAATTATCACATGTAATCGCGTCATAGTTAATGACATAGGTTTGTCATACCTGTGTCATTATATAGCAGTAATGTGATTGACCCCTTGACTATAGAATCTAGTTACTTGTCTAAACGAATAACTTAGTTGTTCGGCAATGGACGCCATTTTAATATCTTCAATAAAGAATAGTTCAAGCACATTCGCTTCGTTTGGATTATCTAAGTGATCGATTGCTTTTAAGATTTCCGTTTTAATTGGTATCGATTCTTGAACTAAATCATTGATTCGATTCTCAAGTTGCTCCCGTTTCGATAGATCATCTTGGAGCTCATGACGTAAACCACCGCCTGGTTGTCCGGTAATACTCGGACTATGCGTTGACTCTACTCGACTATCAAGTTCAAATAACTTTTCTTCTAACCGATTAATTTGTCGACAATATGGTAAGTAACGTTTTAAAAACTTTTTGTTTTTATCAAACTTTTTCACTAAATCACTTCATTTCATAATGTATAATTATCTTAATATGATATTTTAGGAGGATAAACTCACTTTGAAAGAATTAGTTACGGTTATTCAAGATGGTGATATTTACTACAACAAAGCATTGATAAAATTACCTGATTTTTGTCCCTACTGCCTACGTATTCAAAAACCAGATATGGTACTTGAAAATCTAATAATGGACTCAACATCTGGCTTTGACAGAGAATCAAAAAATTATTGTGTGATGCTCTTTCAATGTATTGAATGCGACAGATACTTTACTCAAGACTACAGAATATTAACTCATTCAAATCCATTAGAAACTGTCACTTTACCAACTTTACATCGTCCATCTATTAATTATCCTGATTTTTTAAAAAAAATTAACACTGTATCTCCAAAATTCGTGGAAATATACAAACAGTGTATTCAGGCCAAAAACAATGAACTGGTTGAATTAACTGGAATTGGCCTTAGACGGGCAATTGAGTTTTTAGTTAAAGATTATGGTATTTTTATGCTAGATCATTCTGAAACAGATTTAACAAAAGAGAAAATATCTAGAGATTCACTTTACAACGCAATTCAGGATGTATTCAAAGATGATACCTTCATTTTTGACTTAATCGATGAATCAAGATGGATAGGAAATAATAAAACACACTATACCGACACTTCTGACGATGATTCAATAAATGAAATGTTCGATTTCATTGAAGCCGCTGCAAACTTAATTGTTGCAAAATTGACCTCACTTAAGGCCAGAAATCATCGTAATGAACGTTCAAAAAAGAATGATTAAAGCTCATTCTTTTTTTATCCAATGGTTCCATTGCATCATCCTCCCATTAATCCGACACAACCAGTGCTGAATATAGATAAAGCGTTTCGTCGTCCGGTCCTTGGTGGCGTACCGTCTCAACTGACATACCAGCGTAGTTACATTCGACCGGCATATCTTCAGGCAGCTTCTTAAGCTCGTTAATCAAGTCGCCGACAGTGTCACCGCCTTCCCAGTTATCGTCTGCCAGTGGGCCTTCAATGATAACTTGTTTAGTCCATGAGGGTAGGCTCCGCTCAACCAGTTCCTTAACCAGTTCAATGTCAATTGGATAGTTACTTTTAACAGCAACGTCTTCCATCTTAGCTTCGTATTTCATTTGTCCGCCCCCTGTTTACGTTTTTCGATAAAAGGTGTAAATATGAATACTTTTCCTAGAAACACTTTAACATCAGCCTTTCAGTAGTTCCGGGTTCTCGTGCACGTTGCCAATAACTTCATCGTCATAACTAAAAGTATGTGGTTTGTCATCGCTAAGATTATTAGCATAAAAGCCGCTAATAATATCCTCGCGATCAGTCTCTAATATCCCTTGCTCTACAATTTGAATCAGTCCAGCTTTTGTCCTTAGAACATCGCCTTCATAGATATCATTACCGTTCACGTCTGTCAGGCCGGTAAACTGCTCAAGCTTAAAATCACTTGCATCTAAGGCGTCCAAGGTCAACCCTTTCAATTCGTCATATTCCCTAATTACCTTGCACTCGTTGTCCCATGCTCTAAACTTAATCATCTTCGCCATCTCCTACATAAAATAACGTTCAAATAGCTCATTAGGTATTAAGAATTGTTCACCATCATGGTCTTCGACAATCCGATCATTAAGTGAAACTGGCTGTCGTCTACACTGATTCTCCTTACCATAATTTGCTATGAATTCAAATCCCCATATATCAGTCCAAATCAACCCATGATATTGAAAGATTGCTTTCCAAGTGTTTCTTGGTCTATCTAGTTTTTTATCAAGCTTATCAGCAGTCTTAAACGCTTTCTGTACTTCATCACCCAATTCACTGGTAATCTTAATTGCGCTAAATTCTGTTGGTCTAGCAACACATTTATCGATTTTAATCATCGTCGCCATCTCCTTTATTAGTTTCATTCCAAGATACTTTGCTTATGGTAAGGAACAGTCATAATTGACGTATTCTGGCCCTTTTCTCTGAAATGCTTTGCGTCTTTTCTAGCGGCTTGTCTATTGGAATAGACAGCTGCCACATCACTATTAATCATCAATATATAAGCCATTTTCAATCCTCCCCGAACGCTTCAAACGCCTGCTTGCGTTCCTCGTTAGTTGGCTCCTTGACGATTATCATGCTGTACTGCTCTCTTTCATGAATACTAACCAATGGGTTTTGCCACGCTTGTCGCCAAACAGCGGTTGGTAACCAATCGCATCTAGCAGCTCGCTCAGCTTAATTTGCTCTTCGTTCCATTTGAATATTAACGTGCCGTGAGGCTTCAACACTCGCATACACTCGGTAAATCCCTGACGTAGATCAAAAGGCCAAGTTTCGTCCAACGTTCCATACTTCTTGGCCAGCCATGATGTTTCACCTGCATACCGTAAATGCGGTGGATCAAACACGACCATGTAGAACGAATTATCGTCGAATGGCATGTTTCGAAAGTCACCAACTATATCCGGATTAATTTCAATTACCCGGTCGTGCCCAAGGTTACTGTCTGGTGCTGTCACGGTTTCATTCCGCTTATCCATATATGTTACGTTCGGATTATGCTTATCGAACCAGAACATTCTTGAACCGCAGGAAGCATCCAGAATCACTTTGGTTCTTGACATTTACCCACATCCTTTTTATTTTTCTCGGCGTGCTCCTTCATTCGCCGGTGCTTCCGTTTAATCGTTGACCGCTTCTTAGTGTGTTTAGGCATCTTCGTCCTCCACATATTCAGCGATATATTGACCGCCCGGCAAGACGAATTTATGGCCATCTTCTGTTCGAATAATGTAATTATTCCCATTGATGCTTGTGTCAATGCTGATTATTGTTGAGCTGGAATCATCGTCGTATTTGTGCCCCACTCTAAACTGCCGTGTCGTCCAATAATTTTGAAAGGTATCTTCATCTTGTAGACAGTCACTTAACCCAATGCTTTCTAAACTAATTATTTTCATTTTTTTACCTCACTTAAACCCATATCCAACCAGTCCCTCATTAATAATCTTCAATGCATCTTCCGGACTACGTGCAATCCCGTGAATCATGTGTTGTTTTGTCAAAAAATTATGAAATTTTATCTGATCAGCCCGTGGTCGCCCAGTTTCATTTTTACATTCAATAAAGAATATCTTGCCATCCGAATGACGAAACCCAAATAAATCCGGAAAGCCTTGCGGTAATCCTGCATCGAACCAGCGACCATCTTCGGTTTTAACTTTGCCGACATTCGCCCGGAAAATTGTACATTTATTTTTAGATACCGCCACGCGGATTTGATTTTGTATTTCTTGTTCTCGCATTGTGTCACCTCAATTAGTGACTACACTTCAACTAACCGAATACGTCTTATCCCTTATGTCCCAATGAGTTAACGGAGGTGTAGTCATGTAGTCACTTGTTTTCAACTTTTCCAACACACACCGTCGTGTACCCCTATTCCCTATACCCTATATAAAATAATATATATATATAAATATATATAAGTAGAGTATACATATTAATGTATACGTTGGGGCCGTAGGGTTCAAGCGTAGTCTCTATACTTGCTACACTATGACTACTCTGACTTCACTCGGGTGTATCCACGTTTTGGAACACCCTTAATCCGTCGTTGTGTCGCGTGCCATTCCTTTTTATTGTCCATGACGTACTTAATTTTATTGGCTAATTTTCGATTTTTAACAATATCCGGAACACCCATCTTGAATGCAATCTCGGAACTCGTAACGAAATCACCCTTAATTTGAGCTAGTGATTGTTCGATAGCGTCCTCTTCGGCGTCGATGTACATAAATTGCTCGCGGTTATCCGCCATCATCTGCTCCTGCTCCTGTGTTAACCCAAACCGGAAACCGTCACGATAATAGCTGGCGAACTCACCCCATAATTGATCAATCGTTTTTTGTGGTAACTCATTGATTGGTGATTTTTTCTGTAACATCGAATTGACCATCACTGGCATAAAGCGCCGTTCACCGGTTTTATCCTTCAGATAAGTCACTTCATTGGTCGTTCGGGCCATGACGAAGTTTTTGTATCGCCGGACGGTATAGCGACCATAGGCCGGTCGGTACTCCAGAATTTCAGCACTGATAAATTTCTTTAAGATTTCAAAGCTACTATGGCTGGTGGCGGTCATTTCATCGTCGTTCACGATCCAAGCCCGCATCATATTGCCATAGTTGTCTTTGTTTTCAAAGTCAGTGAATTGGTCGGTATACCAGCCATTTGACATACGCTTAAGCAAGGTGGTCTTACCAGTTCCTTGACCACCCACTAAATCCAAAACGAAATCAAATTTAGTTTCTGGCTTGAATACTTTGGCTACTGCACCGACAAAGAATAGCTTGGTCTGTAATGTTGTAACTGGTGATTTTTCAACGCCGAGATAGACCGGCAAGAAGTCAGCCACCCTAGTAACGCCGTCCCATTTTTTGTAACATTCGTTCAAATAATTAATAACTGGATTGAATACGTTACGTCGTGACACTTCGGTAACTGCCGCATCAATTAACTTTGGCGTAAACATGACTTTATACTTACGTTCGATGTACCGTTGTACTGCTGGTGTGAACTCATCTTGCAGTGGTCCATGTTCCAACATTAGCTCGGCTGAATCTTCCATGAACTCAGTTTCGTAACTAAATTCGTTATACGCGAACTTGCCTTTAAGCAGTGGATCGTGTTCTAATATCAGACAAACATTTTCAAGTGAATTTGCTTTAATACCGCCCTTAGCCGTTTCCATAAAATTAATTCGATTTTTCAACGGTACAACTTTCTGCTGTTCATCTAACTTGCGGAGCTTGTCCGCTTCTTCCTCTGCGCTCACTGGTTAGCCTCCCTTCGTCTAATTTCTTTCTTAATCATGGACTCAATCGTTGTCTTGGCTTCTCGCTGCGTCAGTGAATCGCCCGTGTTTGCATTTGCCAGTAAGCCTAGCTGGATAACTGCTCGCGGATCAACACCCCGGAATAACAATCCGCCGGCAAAACTCGCCAATGCATTATTACGGCCGCCGGTGTCACCCAAACCATCGACAATGGTTTCAAACAAAGTGGCTGTTCCTGACTTTTCAGTGTAATTAATGTTCAGGTCTGTGAACATGTCGACAGTATCGTCACGGTTCGCATTAATTGCTTGGACCAGCTCGCGTGGGGCCGTCACGATTGGATTGTGATTCTCCCATTGATACGCCTTACCATTCCGCTCACTGGGTGCGACCATCACATAATTGTTAACGTGAGCCTTAATATCAATTCCCGGTAGCCATCCGATATTCTGCTGAACAGTGCTATCTTCACGCTTTAGATAAAATAGTTGCCGGCCGCCGCCCGCTGTCTTCTGCGATAACGTTTCACAGAAATACTCTGGGTGCTCATAGTCTCTGAACGATTTAAAACCGTCCGCACCACCGGGGTGTTCGTCAATATCAACTACAAAAAAATTAGTTGTCCGTAGTGCTAATTGAGCGTACGGGTGTGACCGCCAATAGCTTTGAATCTGATCAATGGTCAAGGCGGGCTGGTCAGCGAACTTAATCATCGGTTTCTTGCCAATCATTGGCAGGACGCTGAACCCCGCTTTGGCGTATCTAACTGCATAATTAACTAAATTACGCATGACCGGCCTCCTTCTGTAAATTAACGGGCATCACACCCGAACGATGGTTTACTGGCACTGCATTCTTACTCACCCTAAATCATTGGCTGCTTTCCAAAATCCTTTATTATGCTTATTTCGATTAATCGCCATCTGCATTTCAATCTTGTAGCCGATAGGACCATACTTTTGTAATTGCTCTTTTTTTAACTCTAAAATTGAAAGGTACATCTCGTTTAAATCAGGGTTTTGTAGTGTATAAAATTCTTGGTACCAACCCCATTTTGTCTCACGAGCACCTGGACCTTTGTACCCATAGATTGCGTTAAAGCGATATACCAGATGACGTTTGCCACGATGATCACTCAGCCGTAATGTGTACAGTAGGCCATAGTCGAACTTAAGATAGATACTATTGCTGGAATACGCATCATATCGCATGACTTTAATCCCTTTACTTTGCAAGGCGGATACTAGTACATCGGCGACTTCTCTTATGCGGCGACCCTTCTTCTTACTTGGCTTATGACTGCTCATATCATCACGATTCTTTTGTGGCTTGTTCAATAGTCCACCAAGCCGCTGCATAAGGTGCGAATTTATCACGCGCCATGTTTAATTCATCCAACATTTTCGTAGTTGTGAATGACTGAGCCTTAGCAACTTCATCAAAGCTGTAGCCTTCTGAAATCATAACCAGTGTTTTACGTGGATTGAACTTCGAGTTTGGCTTGTAGTCATAATTCTCATTCATCAAGAACCGGTCAACAATATCGGCAGTAATCGTTTCAGCAGTTGTCACCGTGTTATCTACTCCCTCTAGTTCAAGATGAGTGTCATCCGTTTGATGTTCTTCCCAAACACCCTCATTATTACGGGAGTAGTAGTACATGGATTGGCCAGTCTCCGCATCGGTGATTTTGTCGTAATGGATTCGTGCGGATTCGATGGTAATGTTGACTACTTCATCGCTTTTCAGTTCACGTAACTTATCCAATAGGTTATCTAACCCGCCTCCACCAACCTTTAACGTAATGGCCGTGTTGTCTTTGTTGTCATTCTTGAATGAATCAATACCCGCATAAAAATTTAAGCTCATTTAGTCGTCCTCCTTAGAACGGTGCTTCATCTGTTGGGTCTGCTGGTGCGTCTGCATCTGTTGGTAGTGGTGCTTCCGCGTCTGTTGGCATTGGCGCACCACCTAAGTCGCCAGGTAAGTCTGCATCTGTGATGTCTGCAGTTTCAGGCTGTTCAGTTGCATCTAAGTCATATTCAACGTAGGGGTTGTCGGGATCCTTCTTGTTTGGACGATGCTTAACGTGTAAAATCACTGATTTGCCTTTTTCTGACGCTAACACATTAGCTAACATTTCGTGTGTGTCAGTTTCATTATCACTGGCAAAATATTCTGGCTTCATCTCAACGCCCAACAGTGAACCTAACTTGATGACGAACTTAATACTCCGGCTAAGAATGAAATCTGGAATCGCCTTTCCTGCTTTACTCTTAGTGGCAAAACTAATACGGTCGTACTCTTTTTCACCAGCGTGGTCGCCATCAAGAACCGTGAACACGATCTGTAAGCAATCCCAACCTGAATCGAATGATCGATGTTCAATGCTTTCCACAGCGGTTAAGTAATCACCATCTGGTAATCCTGTGCTTCCGCTGTTCACTGAATCATTCTTTGGATCAAAGTTATCTAAAGTGTTTGCTGCAATATCTAATAAACTCATCTTTAATTACCTGCTTTCGTTGTTTGTACTTCCGGTGCTAATGCATTCGGAATAGCTTTCAGAATACTGAGAATCTTTGAATCATTAATTTCACTGGCTTTATACCGGCGACGAATTTCTGTCACGTTTCGTAAATAGTTCTTGCCAACGTGTTGAGTATGGATAACCAAATCACAATTCCCGTTGACCACGTTGTAAAACTTAGTTTTGAGTGACGGAACTGTCTTGGTATTACCATCATCATCTGTAAAGTCATTCTCACGACTAATGTAAACGACGTTGATTGGTAATGCCTTGAGATCCATTACCAGACTTTGAAGCACAGTATTGAACAACGCATATCCTCGGCCATACCCCATGTCTGCTAACGATTCAACCCCTGCTTTTAGGCAAATTGCCTGTTCAATCAGCTGGCAAACATCATCGATAACATCTAGCGTCACCGTCTCGTACGTGTTTTGGGTAGTTCCTAACTCCAAAATCACTTCTTGAAGCTGGTCAATGACACTACTCTTTAAACTGCCATCAGGGTTGCGCACGTTTCTTAGCTGAATGCTTGGTCGTGTTCCCATGGCGCTATTTCCATCAGTATTCAAAACTAATACATTTGGGAAATGTTCAGCTAGGTAACTCTTACCGCTCATTGTTTGGCCCCAAATAAAGAAGTTACGAGGGGTTCCAGCGGGCTTATGGGGTTCATTCTTTGGTAGAATTGACATTGATGTAATCACTCCTTTTTACTAAATAATCGATTGTGACATTAAATAGGTTTGCCATCTTAATTAGTGTGGCAATGTTTGGTTCGACTTGATCCAATTCATATTTGCTAACTGCTTGCATTGTCTTACCAATTGACCGTGCTAATTCAGTCTGATTGTATCCATAGAACCGGCGTAACTCTCGGATTCTTGTTTTCACTTTCTAATCAGTCCCCTTGTCTTTGCTTGAAAATAAACCCACCCCGGTTTATACGAATGCAGTTTCGCATAGGCCTTAATCTCCGCGTACGTGGTTAACTCTCCCGGCGTCTTATCGGCTACTGCTTTAGCAGCGTTGTTCTCTGCAATCTCTTTGGCTAATGCCAACCGCTTATTGGCTTCTATCTTTTTAAGTTTGATGGACTCGTCGGTCTCAATAATTTTTTCTTCACCCAGCTCGGCCCCACAAAACGGGCAGCTTTCGCCCTTGCGGTAAAAGGTTGCGAAGCACTCCGGACAAACCGAAACTGACTTGATAGGTGTCCCGTTGCTACTCTTTGAATGCTTGTCCCGGCCACCAAGAATCCATTGCCGGTCTATGGTTGGTAAACCGAATCGCTCAACGTTGTTAACGTGATCAATAATAATAGCCCGTTTATCTACTCGTGGATTCATTGAACGCATGGCAAACTGTAAATAAAGTGATAGTGACTGCGTTGGGCGTAGCATGATTACACAGTCGACGTTCGGCAAGTCCAGGCCTTCTGTGAACAACTCTGCGTTAGTGACCACTTGAATCTTGCCAGCACGATAACTTGACACAATCTGCTCACGTGTTCGCCGGTCCATTTTACCGGAGACTGCCCGTGCCATTATGCCAGCTTGGTTGAACGCATCCGCCAGTCGTTCGGCACTTGCCACGTTGTACGCATAAGCAATAGCTTGCTTACCTGGTGCCAGTTTCAAGTAATGTTTTACTGCATTGCCATAGATTTTTGGCTTCACGGCTTGATCAATACTCTTTTCATCGAATTCACCATTGCGCTTAGTTTTCAGCTGAGTTACATCAATTTCAGACGGCGCGTAATAGTCAACTGGTGCTAGGAATCCCTGGTCAATTAGCTGGCTGATAGGTTTACCTAGTACAATGTCATCAGCAATTACGTTTAGTCCTTTGCCGTCCATCCGCCACGGTGTCGCAGTGAACAGCAATTTAAGCGCGTCAGGGAACGCTTGAATTATTCTCTGGTAGGACTTCGACAGTGCATGATGAGCTTCATCAATCATGATGATGGCTGGTTTGGTTAACTCACCAATATGCCGGGTAATGGTCTGAACCATGCCCATCTTGCAAAGTGACATGTTAACGTCATCACTTTTAAACGTATTTTCAGCCTGTTCCAGGATTTCCCTTCGGTGTACGATAAATAGTACCCGGTTACCTTTAGCCGTTGCCCTACGTGCGATATCGGCCATGATTACTGTTTTCCCAGTTCTAGGGTGGGGACTGTACTACGATGGATTTGTGTCCGTGAATTGTTGAGTTATAGACCGCATCAACTGATTCCTGCTGGTAATCTCGTAGTTTAAACATCCCTAATCACCCCTTTCTGCACTGTGTGTTGCATTATTTAATAACTGCCTTCCGATTCGGTTCCAGATGAGCACCGGGCACGTTCTTGCCAGCTGATAATGCTTTGTAGATTGCCGCCTTATCCGGCTGGTATTCGTGAATTTCCTTAACGAAATCAGCTGTGAGTTTTTCTGGATCGTTCACTACCGTTGACGCACGATAATTTCGAACTGAAACAATGTGTTGATCCGTGGTTAACTTCTTAATTTCAGCTTGATCAAGCGTGTCCGCTAGATAATGGTTCAGCCGATCATTAAGGCTTTTCAACCGTTGCTTTTCTTCCCGTAGTGATTTCATTCTCTTATCCAAGAAATCAATATCTGCCGTATTCTCATCAATCCAGCTAGCAATGTTATCGACCTTCACGTTCATCGAGTCAGTTAACGAATCGAGCGTATCAGCAATGGTGTCTGGGTTCAGGTCATCACGGTTGGTTAAGTCGCGATAGTTGGTCGCCATTTCATATAAGTTCATTCTTCATCGTCTCCAATCACACCTAATTCAATTAATTCTTCCTTAGTAGGTCGGTCATCATCTTCCGGAGGCTCTAGCCATTCATCATATCCTGGAATCATAGCTAGTACTCGCACGTTTCTTGACTACCAGTTTCCCAATCAAAATTAAAACCAATTTTTTCGGTTTTAAGCTGGTTAATAATAGTTTTCCAAAGAGTTGAAGTACGAATAACCTTATGGAAAAACTCATCGCCATTCACAAAATTTTCGATTACATTAATTTGCCGGCAGTTCAACCAATACCGGTCACGTGACCGATAGATGTATCGCAAAACGCTGTGTAGATATTCATTTGACATTTCTTCCGGACAATGAACCTCACCATTACCATCTATCCAATTTGAACTGTTTAAAACTTCTTCTGTATATCTGAATTTCATATTTATTCACGCACCTTTTCTTGAAAACCAATTTTATCTAATACCGCTTCAGGGCTTAGCACACCCATTAGCCATGCTAGAAACTGGGTCGAGTCTTCATAGAAGTACCGATATCCGAGACACTCACAGTAAGCCATACCTGGACTAATTGTTTTCTGGTTGAATGTCCGCATGGTCTTCACCTCGTAAATGATCCAATGCCGTTTGCCGTGCCAAGTTCTTGTAATGTTGCCACTGTTTGAACCGGTAAGTAGCTAAACATACATATCCAGCTGGCGTCTTCATTAACTTTCGATACCAATGTTTTGCTTGTGATTTGTAATTATTCATGCGTAAACATTCCTTTCAGCTGTTGCCATGGATTCGTCCGTGGTGTACCATAAACCTGTAAAATTATTTGGTTATTTTTTAATTTTGTCCCTGTTACTGGTTGCACCCGGTTACGGGGATTTTGTTTTGCTCGCCATTCTTCAAACGGCTTATGAGAATAAATCTTCATCAGTAACCTCCTTGGCGTCTGGTAGTGTAAAGTACCACTTACCATCCTTGCTATTAGCCGGCGTTCGATAATAAATCCCGTGGCTGCTCAAAGAATTAAGAAAGGCTGGTCGATATTTCTTATTGCCTGCCGTAGAAACTTCACGAACGGTTGTAAACTTAATAGTGGTTAACAGCTCTTGTTCTGCTTCCTGATATGCTTTTGCGGCAATATAGTAGTTACGATAAGTCAGTGCCGTTTCAATTTCTGATTCGTTATACATAAATATTCCTCCTTTAAATTCCAAACCAGCTAATAATTTCATGCCGCTTAAACCATAATGCTGTTAGCGCCCATGTAATCAGTGCTACTTCAATCATTATTAATTACCTCCAATAAATGGCCCCTCGCATAGACTATTTATAATTCGTGATCTTCGTAATACTCATCAGCAGATTTTTTAGAAATCCGTTGAGTGCCGTCAATAATGGAAACTTTTAGCCCGTCGACAATGAACTTATCTAAAGTCTTGTCACTAACATTCATGTAAATCTGAGCCTCCTGTTTCTTCATCCAATAAGGTAAGGCTTCGCGTTGAACTATTTGCTTGAACACATCCGTAATTAGACGAGTAAGTTCTTGCTTGATTGGTGCTAAGGACTCACTTGGTAAATTCAATGTGACACCATCCATTACTGATCACCTTCCTCCTCATCAACAATCTGAACATTCTTCATTGCATAACATAGAAACTGTTCAACAATTCTTCTCATTGGGATTCCGGTTTCTTCTTTGATTTCACGAATAGAATCAAGAATTGAGACATCAACGAAAATTGGCTTGGTTCCATTATTGCCATTAAGATGTTGTTTTCTTAAAACTAATTTTTCCGTCATCTCTTATTCATCTCCTTCATGCGGTCGAATTTTAAAAGTCTCAATAATCTTCAAAACTAGCTCGTTCGCCGCAGCAGACTTCTTGGTTCCGGCCAATACTTGCGTCATGTACATCTTTCCTACACCAAATGTAGCGGCCAAGCTTGTAATGCTAATTTCACGATCATCAATATACTTCTTGATAAGTTCTCGCCCTGCTAATGTTGTCGGCATTCAATTCACTTCCTTTCATTTATGTATGTAAGCCAATTTGATAACCAATCAAAAATAGTTTTAATTATTGTTGATTATTTTACGCAAATGTTTTAATATTAAGGCATAGCTAAATGAGCCTATTTAAAGCCATTGCAAGACTATAAGACGTTGGGGAACGCTGAAAATCAGTCAAGTTAATGTTCTTTAATATTGCGCGTTTGGTTATTCAATTAGCTTACAAAAGTAATATTAAAACATTTGCATAATTTTGTCAAACAGTTTTATGCATTTATTTTAACATTTGCTTTTGAGAACGTGAGGAATACTATTATGGCACTGTTTGATCGCATTAAATTTCTTGCAAACAAACAAGGAAAATCTGTTAATGACGTTGAATTGGAACTGGGATACTCAAAAAACACATTGTATCGTTTGAAGAAAACCAATCCGAGTGCAAAAAAGCTTGAAGAAATTGCAGATTACTTTGACGTCTCCACTGATTACCTGCTCGGCCGTGAGTCAAAAGCTCCCACCTGGGCAACTGAGGACGATAAAATCGACCTTGATGAGTGGCTCAAATCAAATGTACCAATGGGTTTCCAAGGCATGGATATGGACGACGAAACAAAAATTAAGGTACGTGCCTTCTTGGAAGGTGTGTTCTGGGAAGATAAACAAAAGCATCGGAATGACGATAATAAAAAGTAGGTGTTGTTGATGAACAGTTATAAACTGTATCTACAAGTTCATCAATTAGCCGATAAACTAGGAACTTTCGATCCTTTTGTCATTGCAGACAGTTTAGGTTATCGTGTTGAATATGCTAGTTTAGGCAACCTCAAAGGGATATGTACGACCGCAAGCAGCGGTGATGTGTACATTGGCTTGTCAGATGAATTGCAAGAAGTACCAGAAAAATATGTGGTCATGGCTCACGAATTGAAGCATGGATTAGATCACACGTCCTGCGCCGCTCTCTACACCATTGGAAATAATTGGGAAGGCAAAATGGAACGTGAAGCTAATTTATTTGCATGTAGTGAACTTACCGCCCTATACAAAGAACAGTATGGCGACCGACCACAAAGTTTTAATGAAATACAAATGGCCTATGGTCTACCAGATAAATTCTACGAATTAATGTTCTAAACAAAAAGCGCCCCACTGCCACAAACAGTGAGACGTCGTAACCAATGATATTGATATACAAATATTATTATATCATTGGAGGGGCTTATTATGATGTTTTGGTCGTATTTTTCTTTATTCGCTTGGATTGTACTCGGGGCTGGTGTTGTATATCTGATAGTCCAAGCAATCAGACGTCGTTCTAAAAAGATTTCTATAATTGTTATTGGAATTGGTGCCCTATTATCTATCGGTTCATTTGCTGGATTTTCTTACGCAGCGCCTATGTATGGCGGTATTAATATTGAAAGAGCTGATTATGAGCTTGTTCAACGTGCAACAAGGGATGGGAAGGCACTATCAAAAATATCTAACGATGCTACTGACAAACAGTTGTACGATGGCAGTGAAGCTGGGAAAGACTTAAGAAAAATTGTCAAATCAATTCCTGAAACATACAGCAACCACACTCAACGTCAACTTGTAATTCAAGGATTGCCAACCTTTACGGATAACGAGCCCGGTGATTTCATTGACAATCAACAAATCGAAACACTAGTCAGAATGTCGGCAAATGTTATAAGCAAAAAAGTTACACCTAAAGACGAGGGCTCAAAAGGGCAATCGAAAGTTTACGAACAAATAATGACTGATTCTGGCTACTCTAATTAAACAAAAAAATAACCGTATCCCCTCAACCGACCAAGGTTTGGGATATGGATTATGCGAGTGTAGTTCAACGGTATGATAGTTCCTTTAATTTAAATATAGCCTACCTTATCAATGCAGGTTCGGCTCATACCACTCTCATTGACCAGATACGGAAGTCATTAAAAGCTGGAGAAACTTTGGAGGATAATCATATGAATGTTGTGTTTGTATTACTATTTTTTGGAGGAATTGTTGCAGCATTTGTTGGGTTGGTGATGTTAATTATTAACTTGATTAAAAAGAAGAGTATAAAAACAAGTGGCATTATTTTAGGCGCTGGTGCTGCCTGCTTTGCACTTAGCATTGTAATATCAGGATATATAGACAATCCAGATTATACGGTAACAAATACGTCTGAGGGCCATGAGTTTATCCAAAATTTGGAAAGTGGTAAAAGCATCAATGGCAAAACGCTCAAATTTAAGGTTACTACGGTTGGTAAAAATGAAGATCAGGGCATCGGTCTTCAAGCTCCGGGAGACTTTGATGTTATCGTTCCATATAACAAAAACAACAGTAAAATAAAGACTGGCGATACAGTTGAAATAACTTGCAATAGTAGTGGCAAGCTTTTTAACATTTGGGTTGTCTCAGGAACTATAAAAGAGTAAATATATTACCTAATCTCAAATCATATAATTTATTTTATGGCTGAGTTTAATCGCGTGAGCGAAGTTTAGCGATAAAGCTACAGCCCTCGAAGCTGTAGTTGCGGATTCAACTCCTGCCGATTGCGTTTGAATTTTTGAATATAAAACTTAACAATTGTTGGAGATGGTTAGATCGATGAATTTCAATTGGAAATATGCTCTTGTGAATAATATTGATTTTTACCCATTTTTCATAGTGTTGGCATTGGAGGAATCATATCCAAAATCAATCTTTGCAGATTCACTATGGACATTGCCAGTTATCTTTATATTTTCATTAATAGCTCATTTTACTCTATATAAACCAGCTATTAAAAGCAATCCTTCACTTGACCAGAAACATTACACTTCAAGCCCAGTCTCATGGCTGATAATGATCGTAGGAGTTATTGGAATTATATTTGCTGTTTTTTACTATCATTTCCATTCTCCCTTAATATGGATTGCTTTGTTGGCATTAGTTCTTTTACGGGATGCATTCGCTAATAACGATCTATAAGCAGAAAAAAGCACATCCCCCAACCGTCCAAAGTTTGGGATGTGCTTGCGTCAGAATACATTAGTTATGTACTCCTTTTATATACTCTATTTTACTGAAAGGTGGTGTTGCGTGCAATATTTTTTCCAATAATTTGGCCCCTCGTATAGTCAATATGGAGGAAAAAATAAAATGAAAATTACACATAAAATGATTGGTAGCAAACGCGTGTATGACGTTCGTGGCTACCTTGGAAAGTATACTGATATTAACGGTAACACCAAAACTAAAACCTATCACCATGGGGGGTTTAGTAGTAGTAAGGCTGCTAAGTTAGCATTTGATCGCGCCAAAGTTGAATTTGATCAGCGTAAAAACAATCCGGCTGCTATTATGGATAATCCTACTTTCGATGAAGTTTACGAAGTATGGCTAAAGACTTACAAGCTAGGCGTAAAAGAAAGTACTTTGAATCGCGTTGAGGGCATCTTTAAGCACCATATAACGCCTTCTTTCGGTGGCATGATGATTAATACGATTACATGGCAAAAGTGCCAAGAAGAAGCTTTAAAGTGGCGTGAGAGCGTTAAGCAATTCAATAAGCTAGCCCAATATGCAGCACTAGTTTTCCGGACAGCTCAAAAAATGGGTGTTATTACTAATAACCCAATGAAATTAGTTGACGTTCCAAAAGTTTCCGTTGACTATTCAAAGGATAAAGCAGCTGATAATTTTTGGACTGCTGAGCAATTGGCTACATTTCTATCAGTTGTTGATGCTACCGACGGACACAGAACACAACCACGGTATGACCGTAGTGCACTGTTTTATTTACTTGCTACCACAGGTATGCGGAAAGGTGAAGCACTTGCGTTAACATGGTCTGATATTGATTTGAAGAATGGGCTGGTAACAATCAGTAAAACTATCTCCCGTTCAATTGATAACCACCAGATAATATCAACACCTAAAACTAGAAATGCCTATCGCACGCTTTCACTAAATAGCTCAACAATCGACCGGCTTAAAAAGTATCGCAAGTCGTTAGTAGTCATCCCGCGGGCTAAAGATCTTATCTTTACCAACCAGAAAGGCCAAATCATGTCAGTGATGACACCTAACCATTGGCTCGAAGCCTTGATAGGTGAAACAGACTTACCTACAATTACAGTTCACGGGTTGCGCCATACGTTCGCATCAATTCAAGTTGCAAATAATATCAACGTCAAAGCACTACAAATGCAAATGGGTCACAGTGATATTAAAATTACGCTCAATATTTATGCTCATTTATCCCAACAGGAACTGTCTGCACAGGTCTACGATATGAGTAAAATACTGGCTCAATAA